GCTGGAAACTCATATAGTTTTTCAACTGCTTCATCAATATCATTCTGCATTAAGTCTCTACCTTTGAGTAATCTTAATTTATCGAAAGGCACACCATTATCTTGTATGTCTGTCAACATTCTGCAGCCAGGTATAAGTATATTCTCGTATACACTGAACAGCTTTGCATTCTTTCTTACTGCTGGATATAACTTCTCAAATACTAGTAGAGTTACTACTGCGTCCATAGCAGCATATACCTTCATAACATCGAAAGGTATTGAACCCCACTGAAAGTCAGCCTTGAGTATTCTGTGTTGTTTTTTGTACTGGTCTATCCAATCATACATAGGTTTCTCATAGTCTCCATATAGAGTATGTTCCATTGCTAACTGTTTTAGTCCATGCCCACCAGGTACTTCATCTAAGCAATAGTGAAGCAGCATTGTATCCTCAAATCTAGGGAAAGTAAAATTAAAATGATACTCAAAGAAAGCCAAGTCAAACTTAGCATTATGAAATATAATTATCTTTTTATCAAATAATTCTTGTAGCATTTGTTCTGCTTTTTCATCTACACAATCAGTATCTATATATGCTCCATGGTCTTTCTCATAAGAAATACTCATGCCAAGCATATGTCCATCTCTTGGGTAAAGTCCTGTTGTTTCAGAGTCAAGACCAACATATTTATTAGGGTGGTCTAGTGCTGCTTGTAAGAACTTATGAAACTGTTCTGTGTCTTGAATACCATAACATTTATCTTCATCAAGAGATACTTGTTTTAAGTCTCCATTAATATAATCTATAATATTACTTTTACTTTTATCCCATAAAGGTTTTGCTTCTGGCTTAAAGGATAACATAGCAGGATTGATAACGGGTAAAAACTTATCGTCTACACACTTACCACTATATTCTGTTATAGAATTAACACTTGTAAAAAACTTAAGTGCCTCTGAGCCTACAACTATAATCCAGTCGTAAGCATCTATATCGATTTCTATATCTACATCTGCCTTAAGAATCTTTTTCTTAGTGTGGTCAGAACATAGAGCAAATCTCTCTATTTCAAAATTATTGTCAAATCTATCTTCCCAGTTAGTTCTGCTAGTTTTAGACTCTATTAATGCTATATTTGTCATTTGTTTCCTTTTTTAATTATATATATTATATCAAATTCTGAACGCAATGTCAAGAACTATATAACCTTTTCCTGATATCTGCTACCTTAATCTCGGGCAGTCCGCCAGGGTCTATGTTTTGTCCTAGGTTTATATTCCTAGAGGTTAGTCCTACTCTTTCTGCTAACCCTTTTATTTCTTCTGCAGCTGTCTGTCCTGCATCATCTCCATCAAACATTATATCTACTCCTTCAACATTTTGCATTTTAAGAATAGCAAGTTTTTCTGCATCTATGTTTCGAGTACCGAAACAACAGATGGCATTTGATAATCCTTTATCATAAAGATTAATCATATCAAATATTCCTTCTACTAGAATCACTCTACCTTTAATAGGGTGAACTGTAGAAGGATACAGTGGTAGCTTTGCTTGTGGAGGGTAGATGAGATATTTTGGTATCTCAGTCATGGTCATATGTCGACCGTTGAAAGCTACCACCTTTCCTGTTATATCACGCACAGGGAAGACTATTCTTCCATTAAACTGTGATTCGTGATGCATAAAAGCTTCAAAGTGCTTATATGTTTCTGGTCTGATTCCTCTCCAGTTGCCCACATATGGAGCAAACCCTTTAGGAAATTCAAACCCTATACTTGCTGAGCGTTTTTCATCTATAGATTCTTTCAACTTTTGTCTCTTAATCTCTAGAAAGTTTGCTGCAGCACCAAAATGTTTAAAGACATTACCTCTAAAACCACAAGAAAAACAATTAAATATACCAGTGATATTATCAATACGCATACTAGGATTGCTATCCTCGTGGTCAGGGTTAAGGCACTTTACTAAATAATCTCTTCCAGAGACTTTAAACTCTATTCGTTGTTCTTGTAATAGCTCGTCTACTTTCATATAAATATATTAAGAAATATAGATACTATTAATAAGCCAATACTAAGTTTCATTAGTTTTGCCCTCATTGTTGGTAGATACATTATCTCTTTCCCACTTTAGTGTTTCTCCGATATCTTCATATTCGGTCATTTTGGTTCCATCTTCATCTTTGTCATGACTATAATAAAGTGATTTAAATACTACTTCTTGGGTTTGAAACCAAATAGCAATAGCCTTACTTCTAAACTCCTCATCAGGCCAAAGATAAAAACAATTATGCCAATCCTCTAAAAATCTATGAACTGTTATGTCCAAGTCAAAGTCTGGATTAGACTTCTTTATTTCTGCCACTGCTCGTATTCTTTGACTACCAGCTAGTGGGTACCACATTTTCATAGAAAGATGTGGGTTTAAAATACCATTCTCTTTTATACTCTCCATGAGTTTTTCATTTAATGGTACTTGCATTATGTTATCGGCAACCTGAGGTTGACTTAACATAAAGTTTGTAGTTACCTGCCTTATTTCAAAAGGTGGTACTCCTACTAATTCTGCGGACTTTTGTCCTATTCTATCACTTGCCACGCTGGTCTGCTATCCATTTGCCGAAGCTAGTAAATAAAGAGTCTTTTGTTTCTCTTTTACCTTCTGTCCATTTCTTTCCATCAGGCTTACACTCTTCAAATCTTTTTAATCCGTTATTATATGCAATCTCCATAACTCCATTACTAGCATGTATGTACTTTACTTGATTGCCCCACTCTTCCGCTTCTAGCTCTTTTGCTTTTCTTTCTATTAGCTCGTTATATTGCGTCATGTATATCTTCTCCTGTAGATAGGCTTTCTTTTATATCTTCTTTATCTTTAGGATTCATGGTGGATTGAGGGCCTATCTTTAATGTTTCCCAATCCATTACACTTGTAAATCCTTCCATTTTTGCACTTCTCATTTTAGTACAGTTGAATGTAATAGCCTCATCTTCTGGCGACCATGTTTCAAGTGTAAAGGCTGCATCTGCTGCATCGAGAATACCTTTTGCAAATCTTGCTTCCCCTGTGTTATCTGTTTGATAAGGGGCAAACACAGGAATCTCATACTCCTGTGCAATACTTTTCAGAGTCTTACTAACTTCTATCTGCTCCGTCCAGTCATACTGTCCACTCTTTGAGGGAACATTGGAGCGTTTAACTTGATTTAGATAATCAACTACTATTACTCCATAATCTGTTTGTGATACTTTACTTTCTAGTTCTTGTCTGATTCTAGATAAGCTAAGTAATGGGTCATATACTACATCAAGCTGTTTATCCTTGTGTAGTGGTCTTGTTTGAAGTTTTGCATGAAACTCATCAAAATCTCTTGATTGTGTGAACTCTGGTACTAATTCATTTCCGCCTTCAAATCTTCCTGCCCACCAGTTTGCTACTCTATCCCACTCAACAGTTGTCAAGTTTCGTGTAGCTAATCGGGAGATAGGTATACGCGCACCTAAGGCACACATTCTTTGTAAAATGGAACGACTGTCCATTTCTATTGTAAAATACAGGGAACTTTTTCCTTGTTCATAAACATTATTTGCAATATTACAACAAGTTATAGACTTACCTGCACCTCTACGACCACCAACTAATATAAGATCTCGAGGTGAGAACTTTAGTGTTTGGTCATAGTCATCATTAAGACCTAAAGGTAAGAACTTTCTAAGGTCTTTTTCTGAATCAAATAAGGGTATTGTTTGCATGTTTTCTTCAGGAGCTTTGAGGTCAACTCTTTCTCCTACATCTAAAACAATTTGTTGGATTGCTTCAACATTTTCTTCTGCTGAAGATATAGCTACAGTTTTATCAATGAACTTATCTAGCTCATCTAGTATTTCTACTTGTGTGTACTCATTTTTTAAGTACTCAAGTAAAACCCAAGCGTCGATATCCACTTCGACGGCTTCAATTGCAAATACTTTTTCTTGTAGTTTTCTATCACGAATGGATAGTTTGAGGTCATCAAAAGAAGGCAGCTGACTGAAATTTTTTATGTGTGTATCTATGACCTTATGTAAGGACTGATACTCCGCACTAAGATAATTAATTCTAAGGTTGCCCCAAGACTCAAAATCTTCTTGCGTTATTATTTGCTTCAACAGAGCTGAAGTTAAGTTCAATTGCTACCCTCCCAGATATAAAAGAGCAGGAGATAATTCCCCTGCTCAGACTTAAAAAGATTTAGCTAGATGCTTTTTCTTTTCTAGCGGCTCCGTCGTAATCGGAACAAGTTAAACCTCTACGGGTTAACATTGTTTTAACACCTCTTACAGTTTTGCCAATTTCGTCAGCGATAGCTTCAACAGTCATGTTGTCGATATCATTAACTTCTGCTAAAGGATCAGCTTTTGATGAACCTTTAGTTTCTTTTTGCTTAGGTATAGCGTTAATATCGCCACTTCTAAGTAAGCTAAGAGCTTTTCCTCTGATAGAGTTAACAGATTTGCCTAGAGCTTCTGCGATTTCTTCAACAAAAGACCCACCATTTACCATAGAAGTAAATGTAGCTTCCTCTTCGGGAGAGTAAGTTCTTACAGATTCTGGCTTCTCAGCTGGTTTTACATGGCCAGTTAATTCCATTGATAGAATTTTGCCCTGTATTGATTTAGCAGAAAATGCTCCACCTTCAAATGAAGATGCGATGTCTGCGTATGTGTACTGACCACTGTTGTCAGATACGAATTGTGATAAAGTAGCTTCTTGGTCTTCAGAGAATGTTCTGTTTGATACTGAAGATGCAAGTTCTACATCATGACCCATTTTTCTTAGCTTAGAAGAGACACTTCTTGTAGAAGTTTCTAATTCTGCGGCTGCGTCTGCAACCATAGCTTGTGAGATAGGTGACTCACTTCCTACGAAGTCCACAAGTTGTTGTGTTCTTTCGTCTGTCCATTTTGGTAATGCCATTTTAGTTTCCTATATTTCTTTTAAGTTTGTTATTATTATAACACCCCTTTCTCGGGCTGCTTGTGTTTTTGCTGACTCAATGCCAGACTCGTTTACTAGGATATTAACATCTTTTGTTAAACTGCTTTTAACAAGATAGCCCTGTGTTTCTAAATACTGTGTTGCTAGTGCTTTTGTCTTGAAGCTTTTTAGTTTACCTGTGATACAAACGACGCCCTTATCAGCACTTTTTTCTTCAATTTTAGTTAGTTGTTGCCATCTAAAAGGAAGTCTATCATACCCATCGGTAAATTCTTCTATTAACCAATCTAGTAAATTATTGGTAGCAGCTGGGCCTAAGCCAGCTTCAGCACAAGTTTCTTCGGTAATATCTCGAATGTTCTTGATAACCGAACAAATCTTGTTTGAAGCTGTTCGACCAATCAACTTAATAGAGAAAGCTGGTAGTAAGTCAACTAAGTCAACTTGTTTACTATTCTCAATCTCTCTACTGAGTTTAACTGCTAGTTTTTCGGATTGCAAAGCTTCAATCATTATTTCTAATGGAAGCTCGTATAAATCGTACAAATCTTTGATTTGTAGTTTTTCTACTGTGCGAGGTCCGAGACCTTTTATTTTGAGAGTAGAAGCAAAATGCTCAATCTTTTTACTCGTCTTGCCTGGGCAATTAGGGTTATTACAATATAGCTGGTCTTTTACCCACTCAAGTTCTGTCATACAAGATGGACAGTGCGTTGGCGGGATTATTTGCTTCATGTGTTCTCTCTTAATTTCTATTTATATATTATAACAAAATTCAGTTTCCATGTCAAGATTTATTTTTTGGAAAGTCCTGAAGAATGAGAGAATCAATTTTGAAACACTCAGTATGACCTCCAAACTTAAACATTGGAATATATTTATCTTGCTTATACACTCCAGACCTTTTGAATACGAATATCATATCCTCTGAAACCCCTGCTACGCTTTATAATATGCCGCCAATCTTTTCCACTAGCTATTCCTACTTTGATACACTCTCGCTCAAATGTTTTTGTGTTCACTAACACTATTCCATAGAGCACACCTTCTCTGTCCCTTTCTTCAGGGTTATTTTCAAAGTAGGTTTGATTGTATATGCCTTTACTAGACACTAATTAGCTCGGGATAGTATTCTGGGTATAATTTCTCCACTACGTATAACTTCTACTAGACAACCTATTTCTAAATTAAGGTCGGTTATATACTTCATATTGTGCAGAGTTGCCCTACTAACTGTAGCGCCATCTATCTCTATAGGTTCAAGAATAGCTACAGGAGCCACAACCCCTGACTTGCCAACATTCCATACAACATTAACTAATTTAGTTATAACTCCTTCATTACGCTGCTTGAGCGCATATGCACCTCGGGGGTGCTTAGAGGTATATCCTAAGGCATCAAAGTCCTTATAGTCATCTATACGAAAAACAAGTCCATCATCGGGATATGCAGTCCAGTCATTAGACAGAACTGTATCAAATCCAAATGATTCTAAATAAGACATATCGATACTCCAGCACTCATTCCATGAATCTTGTACTCCATATGCTATGAAGCGCAAATCTCTGCTGTTAAATTCTTCTACATCTTTAAGGTTGAGAGCACCCGCAGCATAGTTCCGAGCGTTCTTGATAGTTTTGGGAGCAACTACTTCGCCAGTAATCTGAATTAGATGACCTTTAAACTCGCCTAATGAATTAGGTACTAAAGATTTAACATTGTCTGTAATATCCAGACCACGCTTTCCATCTCCACGAGTAAGGGCTTTGTGTAGCTGTCCCTCAACATAAAGCAATGATACAGCAGCTCCATCTAACTTAGGAGAAACAACTATCTCTCCCTTGTACTTACCGAAAGGCTGCTTATCAAGCTCATTGGAAAATATCTTCTGTAATGAATACATCTGAAATGCATGAGGAACTCTATTGTCTCTACTAGAGAAACCGACTTCATCATACTGAGCATATGTAGCTAGCTTATCAAACTGTTCATCTGACATCGTAGGTTTACCATTATAGTAATCTTCGGACGCTTGCTGTAGTATTGCTTTTATATTTTCCATTTATATATTATATCAAAAATCACAGGCAAAGTCAAGAACTAAATTTACGAAAGGTAAATTTCATCTAAAATATCTTTGAAGTGTGTCTCTAAGATACTTTTACTTTCTGCCAATGATAATATTTCCACTAGTCCCTCAAACAAATTCTTTGAATTATTAAAGTCTAGTTTCATTGCTACTCCGTCCTTTGATGGTTTGAAGTCCCCATCAAAGTCGAGGTAATACTTTCTTAAATGTAGATACTCTACATCATAAAAAGTATTTATAGTTAATTTGACTTGTTCCGTCCCCTCCTCATTTTCAGAGATAACTTTTTCATACATCTCAGGGGCTTCATGCAACTTCATCGTTTGTTCCTTAGTATAGAACTCAAAGGTTGTATACTGGTCACATTCTTAGGTTGTAATAGGCGATAACTATCAGTATCCCAACAAAACAGTAATACTGAATCGGTGGTTTCCTTAGCACGATTTTTCTTGCTTTGGATATACTTGTTATCGAAGTCTAGGGTACAAACATTATACTTAAGTTTTCTACTGTTTGTAGACCTATAGGTTATGATTGCGTCTCCACAATCAGATACAGTTCTTATGAACTCATCTTTTCTCACTATAATACTCCATTACTATTAAGAAAACTCTTTCTCTTTAGTAATGGGTAGTATTAATTAGCCATTGTTGATGTTGTTAAGTACACCTGTAAAGTAAACAGAAGCTTTACCAGTCAATTTGTCGATAATATCTGCATCGACTTCTTGACCTGCGTCAGTTAAAGCACTTGTTAGTGCAGCAGCTGCGTCAGCTTTTGATACTCTACCACCACCAGTTGAACCGCTTGATTTAGCAGCTCCAGTAGCAGGTGACTTTTTGACATAAACTCCAGCTTTAGTAAGTATCATTCTGACACCATTAGGGCTTTCGCCTAAGTGTTCAGCGATATCTTTCACAATTTCCATGCTAGTTTCAGGGGTAGGTTCCGCCTCATTATACATTTCTACTGCTTCTTGCTTTGATTCGTCTGTCCAAGCCATTCTTCTTCTCCGTTTGTTTCTGAGAGATTCGGGCATACCTGGGCACCACCCTGTCGCATCTCTCATTTGGTTATAATATCTATCACTCATTAATATATATTATACAGAAAAATGAGTGCGATGTCAAGAACTATTTTTTATTAAGTATAACTTAAGCTTTCAATATAGTTCATTTTCTCTTGAGCGTTTGCAGCTATTTCAATCTGCTCGTCTATTGCTCCAACGATGTCGGCATGTTCTCCTATTCCTACAGGATTATTTAGATAGACTCTGATGTTAACTTCAGCAGCAGCTATCTCTCCCTTGTACTTTAAAATTAATGCGTTCCTCAATCTATCATTCATGTTTTGCTCCTGCAAAGTTCTCTTATATATGCTCTGCACCACCTTCTTCTTGCATCTTCACTGAAAGCTAATTGCCAACAGAGAGGAGTGATTACTAAAAGCATTACTACATATATAACCATGTGAGTATATTTATACCTCACTATTAATTCGCCTCCTGGTGTAAGTTTTGCCATATAACTAATGATTGGGTGAGTTCTATACACACTCATTAGCCATGTGGAAATCCATACAGCAGAGACCACTGTCCATAATTCCATTTTTGCACTCCTTATGCTCTTTAGATATTTATATCGTACTTGTTTAAGTGTCTTAAACTACCTAAGTCATAAGCTGCGAAATGGGCATGGTAACCGCCCTCTTTTATATGTCCAAAGTATGGACTATCAAAATTTGTTAATTCTATTACATAGACATGATATATCCAACTATCATATCTTTTATCAAACTTCCCTTTTATTATTCTAGCAGGAAGATCGTGTCTAGCGCACCATACTTTTTCACCTGGCTCAAAAGTTTCTGATACACACTCGTCTGGCAAATATCCTATTTTAGCACCGCTACTGCGTTCAGTACTAGGTCTTTTTTGTGGAACTCCTACTCTATCTAATAGATTTCTTACGAATGTAGTAGAACGATATAAAGCTTGCGCTATGCTAGACACGGGTTGCTCGTCTAAATACATCTCTATTGATTGTTTAATTTCGTAGTCTGTTGCCTTTCTACCTCTGTTTTGTGCTTTTCTTTTTGCTCTAAATTGTAGAGTGTCTTCAAAATCTTTCATAATACTATTCAGTCGAGTAGTATTGTAAGTTATGTTAAGCATGGAACATGCTTCTTTTTTTGTTATTGGTTGGTCTGCGTTAAGATGGTCTAATACTCTTTGTAAATTAGCATCATCTAATTTTTCGTGTCCTTTCTTTCTAATTGTTCTCATCGCTTCCTAATAGTATAATTGAATAGTGAATAATTTTTAACAGGTCTAGTTCATTTCTACCTGCTTTCTTTCCATAACGCTTTGCATACTTTATAATATTTCCTATGCAAAATCCCTCGCCGTGTCCTGAGTCTATAATGAACTCGGTTGCTTGTATTTTATCTGTACTATAGTGCTGGTCATAAGTATTGTCTATATAGACTTGCAACTTGGTTAATATTTTATCCTCGTTAAACTTATATTTAGTATCTATATTATTATACTTAGTTTTCTTACTAAAAAAGGCCATTTATACACTTTCCCAAAACTCATCAGCAAGTTGGTCTAGCATTTCACTAGGATATATGGACTCTCCTTTAACTTCATACTCAGCATGCCAGTCAAAATCTTCAACTGTGGTATCAATACTAGGGTACATCTCATTAAATAACTCTATTAGTTCCTCTCCATCAGTTTCATTGCACTCTCCTTCAATAGATTCCCAATCGTCCCATTTTTGTGTATCAAAATATTGTTTACCCATAAAGTTTCTAAACTCATCTTCATAAGTCATAGTAGCACTTATATTATCATCATACTTATTAGCAAAGTATTGTAATATAACTAAGACTAATTCTACTGGTTGTCTCCATGCTGAATATCCACTAATATAGCTGTCTTGCATTTCTTCAATGTTGCACCATTTAGCCCCTACATTTGTACAATACCAATCATATGAATTATTTAAATACCCATCATTGTCAAATGACTTATCTACATTATCCATAAAAGGTTGATTTTCTATTTCAGCATAATCTTCGTAATCATAAGGGTTGCCATCATAGTCATTTCTAGTACCTTTTATTGTTTTAATTGATGAATTAAATTCTTCATCAGTTAATCCTTCTATACTTATATTAAAATATACATGATTTGCCATTATATGTCTCCTTTTGCTCTTACTTCTGAACGAACTACCTCGAAACCATTTGGGTATCTTTGCTCTAGCTTTTTAATGTTTTCTTCCATTACTTCATGTGGTGTGAATCCTAAAGCTGTGCAGCCTTGTACCCAATACCAAAGAACATCTCCTAGTTGTCTTTTCATGTGGAATATTTCATCTTCTGTAAACTGTGTATCTGCTTGAAAGATTTTTTTCTTTACTACTTCAGCAAACTCTCCACTTTCAGCCATCATTCCGATAACTGAAGTTAATAATCTTGCTACTTGCATTTCTTCTGTTCTGTGTGTACCTTGTACGCTAGTTGTTCCTTGTAGCAGTTCCATTCTAGCTGTCATTTTGTCTGTGTTTTTACTTGTCTGTGAGGTTGTTATATCTACGAACCTTGCGTAGTCGTTAAATTTTTGTTGGTCTGTCATGTCTGTCCTTAATGTGTCTGTTTGTTCTTTTTATACCACTTGGCTAACCAAGTGTCTATCTGTAGCTCAGTCCAATTACTTGGAAAGTATACTGATAAGTAAGGTCTATCTCGTAATACGACTCTCATAGTCGGCATAGTCCTCGTTCCACCAATGTGGTTTGTCTCTAAATTTCCAGCTTGCAAAGGTAGCTTTATCTAAGTGGTAATAGTCGCGGTAAGATTGAATAGGATTACTATAGTCCTTTAGCTCTTCTGGCATAGCTAAACCAAATTCTGTAAAGCCTACTCTTTGCATATTTACTGGTTCTGGTAATTTATTTACTACTTCGTGTATGGACTTATGTTCTTTGCCATATCTGTATCTATATTCATCGTTCAAAGCATTGCCATAGCAGTGTGTCCATTCGTGATTATCTAATGATGAACGAGCCCAAATAGTACATGGGTGGTTATACATCATAGGTAGATAAGGTGTGACTGGTCTTTCTGCTGGGGGTAGATGTTTTATCTTTGCTTTTTCTTCGTTAAGCACATCTCGTTCTTCTTTGTTGAGTGCACGAGGTATAAAGCCTAAGAACTTGTCAATCCATATGCTTGTGCATAGTATTTGAGCAACTTCTAGTGGCATCTTGACAATGTGTTTGTCAACATGAGCTTCTGCGCATTTGTCTAAATCTTCGTCTAAGTAAAATAAATTCATACAACTATTATACTAAATTTTGAGAGCGGTGTCAAGTATTATTTTTTGCTTCTTCTATAAAGTTGGGTTGCGTTAAAAAGATTCCGAGAGTAAATCTATATTGTGGAGCTATATGCGATGTTGGTCTTATACTATGAGGCGTAGTGCCGTCAAAAAGTATTGAGCGATTTTGCTTGTATAAAACACTTTTTGTAGCTTCTTCCATTGCGTCATCATAAAATATAGTTTCTCCATAATATTCATTTTTCCAATCTGGGTTTATATCATACACAAGAACTGTGCTACCCCCATGAGTATGAGGGAATTGAATTGAAGAAGGGAAAGAAAGATTAATGGTAGCACTATCAAATTTTAACCCGTCTAATTCTTTCATTAGCTCGGTATTGATTATGTTTTCCATAAAACCTAAATCTCTCCACTCCTGAGGTGTCATAGTATGATGAAGGCATGGGTACTGACGAGTCTCAAAAGTTGAAACATCGCCCCACCCTATTTGATAGTCAGTAGAAGCACAGAACATATATAACTGCTCTCTAGTATTCTCCATTACTGTATTATCAAAAACCTTTATCATTTACTTACTATTAATTTTGTCTTTTGCTGTTCCTGCGTAGAGTCCAAACCAAGCTGCGCCTGCTCCTACTACTACCGAAATCAATCCTGACTGTTCAAATGTTGGTGCGTCAAGTTCCATAAACCATATTGTACATTTGTAAAGTAGTATAATATATACACTTAAAAATGCTCTAGGGAATATTCTCCACGCGTCAATCATATTGGAAAGCCATATCCATTTTTGCCATGGGTTGTCTGGTTCTCTTTCGTTCTCCATCTCCATAATCTTGGCTTTTAATTCACCAATTTCTGAAACCATCGCCATGAATTTATTAAGGTCAATCTCGACCTCATTGCGACTCATGTCCCCGCTAAATTTTTCTTGATTTGACATTCTATGTCCTTAATTCTTGATTCTAAGTCTAAGACTTCTTCTTCAAGCTGTGCCCAAACACTAGGGCTTTTTGTTGTTGCTTGATTTTCTTTTAATGCTTTAAGTCCCTTCTTATAGTTATTAAGCCTTATTAGCATCTCGCAACCATTTATACTCATCACTTTCCATATCAATAGGAGCCACTGATGTAGTATGAATATTTTTTGTATTAAGTTTAAACTGTCCCTCATTAACTGCATCTAAAATCCAATCAGCTGGGTCATCTTTTTCTTTGTCTTGTGTAAAGATTATCTCTACTTTATATCCTACTAAGTTTGACATTTCTTTTTTCCTTTGTTTCCTTTCGTTACTAGCGTGCATAGCTTTAACCCAGCCATCGCTGTTTTCTTGCCATCTTTTGTCATTTACCACAATACTCACAAGTTCCTTTCAGACCTAGTAATCTTCTTTCTGTGTCCTCTTTTTGCTTTTCTGTAATCAATTCATTGATTCGTCTATAAGCAGCACTTAATTGTTTTTGCATACCTGCAATCTCGTTTTTTAACATATGAATTTCGTCTATCATATTTGTTTAATACCTAACACAAAGTTTTCTGCACAGTCTTCTGACCAGCTTTCACTTTTTGTAGGATAATACTCTAAAAATCCTGGCTTATCACCATTTTTCATATATACTCCCCAAGAGTCATTAATTCTGTGTCTGACTACATGAGCTACTTTATCACCTTCAGTGTAAGTAGAGTACACTCTATATTCATTAGTGTCTTGCATTGTTTTGTTCCTTATATAATGTGAAGGCTTCAGCCACATACTCATCTATAGTCATGTCTCTTTTATTTGCATCTGCGCACATAGCTTCCCACATTTCTTGTGAGATAGAATATTCTTTGCCTTCGAATTTAATTACCACTGCTAAAGAGGTCAGCTTCTGCTTGCCTTCTGCGTGTTAATCCTTCTAATACTTTGCCTCCAGCTTTGTTCCACCTCATTATTTGAGCTGGTACATTTACCATGTCATTGGCATTTATTACTTTTAGCATTGTTGATGCTTGAAAGTTAGATGAGCCTAAATTATAAACCCAAGATACTAACGCATCAAATTGATTTTGTGATAGAGGTACTGTGACTAATGTATTTACATAATTTTCATACTCTACCAACTCTTCCATTAGCATATCATTAGCTGTATCTTCTGATATTACCATTCCTTCTTGCACACTTTTAGTATGCCCATAGCCTATAGTCCATACGCCTGCAGCGCATTTATAAGCATTTAATTCTAAGCCTTCAAATGTTTTTATTAATTCTAAGCCTTGTATTCCTAATTTCATATTTGTCCTATATGTAGAAGCTTTCGCCACAGCCGCAGCGTCCACTCTCTTGATTATTTGTGATAACAAACTCCTCATTAAGTCCATTAACCACCCAATCCAATTTTGCATCTGTTAGATACTCCTTACTGTATATATCAATTACTAATATATCTTGATATATCACATCAGTTAAGTCAGGACTCTCGGCATAACTTAACTCATATGTATATCCTCCACAGCCGCCACCTGTGACTTTAAGGCGAGCGCCCCAAGCAGAACTTGAGGCGACTCTCTGTTTTAACATTGTTAAGGCTTTACCTGTTATTTTCATAGTAATGGTAGCATCGCTAGATACATTGTTCCAAAACATACAGTAAACATAATAATTACCTCACATAATGCCCCATCAGGGCAATAGTTATCTTTAACTTTCCGAATCGCTTGCAAAAGTGCATAACGATTAAGAAATCGTTTTGCATATTGCATTAGTTTCTCCTAGCCTATTTTAATCGTCTTAGGCTTCTCTTCGTCAGGTGTGTTGACCTGAAGGTTAATAACTAACATACCATTTTTGAATCCCGCGTCGGCTATCTCTACCCAATCGCCCAAAGTGAAAATTCTGCTAAAGGTTTTACCACTAAGTCCTTTATGGACATAGCTTTCCTCTCCAGAATCAAGACCTTGCTTTTCTGTTCCTTCTATAGTAAGTTTATTCTTGTGTTGCTTGATGTCGATATCATCTTTTGACCAACCTGGCAGAGCCATTTCAATACGGTAGCCCGTATCTCCAACTGCTACTAAGTTGTATCTTGGATAGTTAGTAAGAGGTGAACTTTCATTTCTCCTAGTTAATTCCTTATTCAAGCGATCGAACCCGACAAATAATTTGTCAAAGTCGTTAAAGTTTAATGCTGATAATCCAGTCATTGGTTTTCTCCTATTTGCGTCCTTTCGGCACGCGCTGTGAGACCCTTGCGGCATCTCGGTTATTATAATACTATGTCTAACAAAACCCGACCACTGGTGGAAAGCGGTGCTCCTGCCTCTAAACCCTCGGAATGATTAATTCCTACTCGTGCCAGACATATGAGGGGTTTTGATTCGGGAGTCCCCACAACTCCGCATAAATTAACATAAATTATTTAAAATTTATACTACTATTATAACAAAATTTACCACCCTTGTCAAGAATTAAATTTCAGTCCTCGTCAAAATCTATCTGCCCATCGGCTTTTAGATAATCTAGTGTATGACTAATTCCGTTTCTTTTACCTAATTGGTAAAAGATATGTCCACTAGCTGCTGCTGTAAATAGTAAAAATGTTATTTGCCAATCCATTTGACATCTCCTCTTGGTATCACTTGATACGCACCTTTGTTGAAGGCAGGGGCAACAGTATATTTCTTACTAATCTCGAGTCTTTCCTCTTTTGTTAAGGTAGTTTTAGTACTCGTAGATTTACTACTGGTGGAGCTGGAGGGAATCGAACCCACGACCTCATGCTTGCAAAGCACGCGCTCTCCCGACTGAGCTACAGCCCCTTTAAAATTTTTGGTTTCCTGAGCTACGAAGTCAGGTCTCTTTGCTTTCTTCCATGCGTTTGTTTTTCTTTTGCGTCCGCTTGGTGAATAACGCATACTACAATTTATAATCATAAAAATTCCTTATATTATTTTAATATAGATATATTATACACTTTTTCAGTAGCCAAGTCAAGAAAAATATAAAGGGTTGCTGAAAATAACTCTTGACTTTGGAACTTAATTTTGGTATAATATCCATATGATAAAAACTAATAGATGGACTGATAAGCAAGTCAAAGAACTAAAGAAGTTCTACGGCCATGTGCCTGTAGATACTCTCGCTAGCATGTTAAATAAAACACCTTCAGCTGTTACGAGCAAAGTACACTATCTTCGGAAAAGAGGGTGGACTTTTGACAGCAAGAAAATAGACTCAAAAGAGTTTGCTCGTCAATGTAAAGTATTTTATGGCGACAATATGGCATGAAAAGACAGCAGAAACCACAAAATTATAGCTTTGACAGATTACTTCGTAATTTTCGAAATAAAACAAAGCGTGATGGCAAACTAGAAAAACTCAAAGAGAGGACATACTACGAAAAGCCAGCTCAACGAAAGCAACGGCTCAAGAACGCTGCCATACGCAGAGAAGCAAAGCGCAACCGTGATGAAATGTTAAGACCTCAGAGAGGCTTCGTCTCCAAATCCAGAAAAAGATAACTATCTACTTCTAAAATAAACTTTTTTACGTTAGATAAAACCCTCACAAACCTTCTCGCCGATGACATGGGCAAATAAAAACATTGCATTTTTGTTAAAGTTGTGGTATAATATATACATAATTGATAATAACGATGCTAACTAATATTCATTCAATTCAACAAAATCAAACTAAAGAGTATCACCTGAGAGACAGCTCTTCCCTAGAAGAGATGGCTCGAGAGCTGATATCTCGTTAAGTGTTGTTGCTAATGCGATTAAAGCAACCAATTATACCACGATTCAAACTCCACTTCAACGGGGTTAACAAGCAAGAAAGCAATTTACTACACTTGTATCTAAAATTCAACCAAATAAACTTCCATAACTTTCGCCAACCGAAATTATTTTTTGGTCTATTTTACTGTAATATACTGTACTCGATTGGTACTATACCTCTACAAATTGCATACAATTTCCCCTAGACTATATTAGCCACGCTACGGTTTGAGGTAAGTGGGGTCAGAACGACCCCGCTACGGTTTAGTTAAGATTTAGGAGTTCCATCAAAGAATAAATAGTATATGGCACTTAGAACAAGCCCATAGAATAC